GTGTCAGCAAACTACTGTATATTTACAAATTCAACGGTAGATATTTAATGTTGACGCAGCAGATCGGGTTAAATCTTCCCGGGGTGAACAGTAACGTTCAAGATATTGACGTTTCTAGTGACGGACAACGTGTGGTTATTTCTGGTAATGATGATTACGGAGTGATTTACGAAAGCTTTGATTTGAGTGTGTGGATTTACACACAAACAGTGTCGTTGGCGGTAGGGAATGTTGGTAAAGTAGTTAACTCAATGTCAGGTAACGGATTTGGACTTATGATTGGTAATAAGGACATTGGAAGTATAGGTGTATTTAATAATGTAGGTGCTGAACCTAGTGGAGGAGGCAACACTGGAGCTACTGGAAATACCGGAGCTACTGGAGCTACTGGAAATACAGGCAACACTGGAGCTACTGGAAATACCGGAGCTACTGGAGCTACTGGAAATACAGGCAACACTGGAGCTACTGGAAATACCGGAAATACAGGCAACACTGGAGCTACTGGAGCTACTGGAAATACCGGAGCTACTGGAAATACCGGAGCTACTGGAAATACCGGAGCTACTGGAAATACAGGCAACACTGGAGCTACTGGAAATACAGGCAACACTGGAGCTACTGGAAATACCGGAGCTACTGGAAATACAGGCAACACTGGAGCTACTGGAAATACCGGAGCTACTGGAAATACCGGAGCTACTGGAAATACCGGAGCTACTGGAGCTACTGGAAATACAGGCAACACTGGAGCTACTGGAAATACCGGAGCTACTGGAAATACAGGCAACACTGGAGCTACTGGAAATACAGGCAACACTGGAGCTACTGGAAATACAGGCAACACTGGAGCTACTGGACCCAATATTACAACTAATCCCATTCAAACTACAGGTAAGAATATTGATCAATTTCAGGTAAATACCGGAACATCCACATTGATTAACGCAGATACGACATCAAATACTGTCTCTATTAACGGTCAATTAGATATAAAGGCACTAACTGATGGAAGCGCTTTTAATATTGAAAGTACAACAGGAGTGGTAGCCTTTAACGTTGACACTGCAACAGCTGCTATTTCTACACTTTATAATACCCTTGACAATGGATCTGGGTATGCAATTGTTAAAAATTTAATCATTCAACCGATATCAGATGTAATCGCTTTTAGCATTATTAACGCATCAGGAAGTTCTATTGCTTTTAACGTTGATACCACATTAAATATCGTTAATACATCTAATAATATTCTCGATAATGGTTCCGGTGGTATGTTTACTATGACTATAAATACCGGAACTATAGGAATTCAACCGATAGAAGATGGAACTGTTTTTAGTATTTATAACGCATCAGGAAGTTCTATTGCTTTTCAAGTTGATACCACATCAAATAGCGTTACTACATCTAATAATACTCTCGATAATGGTTCCGGTGTTATGACTGCTAGGACTATAAATACCGGAACTATAGGAATTCAACCGATAGAAGATGGAAATGTTTTTAGTATTTATAATGCCTCTAGTTCTACTGATTTTCAAGTTGATACCACATCAAATAGCGTTACTACATCTAATAATACTCTCGATGATGGTTCCGGTGGTATGTTTACTAGGAGTATAAATACCGGAACTATAGGAATTCAACCGAAAGAAGATGGAAGCGTTTTTAGCATTAATAATGCCTCTGGTACCAATGTGCTTTCAATTGATTCATCGAATAACACGACAGCATTTACTAGTAAAATATTTACTGTCAGTGATCCAACTGGTGGAAGTAATTTCTTTAATGTCGATGGTTCTAATAATCTTATTAATACAATTTGTGATATTGTTCCAAATACAACTAATACACAGGATCTGGGAAGTGCATCCGTAGCATGGAAAAATGTTTATGCATATAACTTTATAACCTCATCAGATATTAATTTCAAAAAAGATGTTGAAATATTAGATGATAATTATGGGTTAACTCTTATTAATAAATTAACTCCTAAAAAGTGGAAATGGAAAGATGGTACTGATAGTAAAGTCCATTACGGATTGATTTTCCAAGAAGTAAAAGAACTTATCGGAAGTGATAATGGAATTGTTGATGATAACCCTGTTAGGGGTGGTTTAAATTATCAACAATTTATTGCACCACTTATTAAAGCAGTTCAAGAATTGTCGAAAGAAAACAAAGAATTGTCGAAAGAAAACAAAGAATTGTCGAAAGAAAACAAAGAATTAAAAGATACAATATACGATATTAGCAACTTCATCAAAGAATATATTCCAACAACTCCTGAACAACGAATAAAGTATCCTAATATATGGAAGTAGTGAATGGTACTTCTAATTAATCATTCGTTTTAACATTATTAGGTTATTAACTCTGTATTCATTCAAATTGGTTTTAGCAATATGTTTGGAGTCGAGAAGTTATCTAAAAATCTTGTAAAAGGGCATAGCGTGTTGCAGTTGTCTCCACTTTGTATTTTTAAGTAGGATGATTACCCTACTTGTTACTGATATCTGCTTTTAAGAGTTACGTAAACCTAAGTTCATAGGTGGTGATGATAATGGTTCATAAATTTGAATACTAGGTGCTTGACCAGTAACAGATATTCCCAGTCGGTTTCCAACTGGAGAAATATTATGATCATAATAATCACTGACAGGTATGGTTTGAGAATATTCCCATGTTTTGTTATCTTGTGATTTATATATCACAAGATACGAAGTAGTACTACCATTATATAGATAATTAGACATCACAATCACTTTACCATCTGATGACATCTTAACAACATCACCGATAGTGACTCCTGCGGTACCAACAACTTTGGTTTGGAATAATACCTTCAAATCCCCATTCTTATGAGAAAACACATAGAGAGTATTGTTTTCACCAGGAGGAACTGCTATCGCACATACGGCAATCAATGAAGCATCATAATTGAAGCCAACTTCACTACTAACACTACCACTATTTTGAGGCAGTTGATACTCCGCATAAGTTGTGGCATCAAGCTTTGGATATACTCGGAGTTTGAAGTTATTGAATCCAATCATAATTAGCTTGCCACTTGGGTAACTGCTATCTGGAGAAATATAGGCGTAAAATGAATTATACACCGAACTAGTATTGCTATTCTTTGTCGTCCAAACACCATTGTCATAATAGCGATATTTAACATCTTGTTGGTTAGGATCGAAAAACACATACGTATCTCCATTGAACCCAATAGTTACAGCAGTTGTTCGCGGTGCTGCTGGAACGCTATCAAGTGTAGTAAAAGAAGTGGAACCATAAATATAACCATATAAAACCATCTCATTAGTCCCGTTTCTATTAATTAGCACAGCTACCGTTTTATTATTAGTCAATGGTGGCTGACCAGGATAACCATTGTAGCTAGAAGCTATCTCAAATGTATGCTCATTAAGTTCAATACCTGATTGTTGATACACAGTACCATTTTCAATGTATGAATACAAACCAGGTCCTGTTAGATATCCTGCTGCCAAGATAGTGCCATCCTCATTGAAACTTAATAACGGTGGCGGTGTATTCAAAGCAGGTATAACATTTACCAAATAATATTGAGTTGGTGCTACACCTGGTGGGCCCGGTTGGCCTGGTGGGCCCGGTTGGCCTGGTGGGCCCGGTTGGCCTGGTGGGCCCGGTTGGCCTGGTGGGCCCGGTTGGCCTGGTGGGCCCGGTTGGCCTGGTGGGCCCGGTTGGCCTGGTGGTCCCGGTTGGCCTGGTTCTCCCTTACAGTATGTAACCTTCTTTTTGTCACATGTTTTGTGACAACGTGATTTACAGCGACATGACATTTAAGAGTGATAAAAAAGTTATCTTGAAAAAACACACTGGCTAAAAATGTTAATTATTATAAATATTACCGTAATAAGTATACAATATTAAATTTAATATTGTATATGAAAAATCATCCTAACTACAAATTAGGAGGTGATATTCTTTGTAATTGTATTATTAAAAAAAATACCATATAAAAATGGCCACATCGACAAATCCTAACAAGAAATTAAAAACTCAATCCAGCGTCCCTTCTGATGATATCACAGCCAAAGGTTTTGAATATCAGCATGTACTTGCAAGTCAACTTACAAATGATAAAGAAAGAGGAAGTTGTTTATCACCGGACATTGTATAGTACATATGTTTTTCCAGATTTTGTCTCTTCAAGAGAAAACACAGTTCCCAATGAAATGAACACGTGAAAAAAACGGGACATGGTTTCATCGTTATTAGTAAGTGTCTGTTTATCTCACTAATTAGTGAGATACTTAGGTAACTCCAGTTAACAACCATCTGTATTTAGCTGAAATCATCCTCAACATCATCCCGATGGATTTCATTACCATACCATGAGTTAATAATACTGTCAACAGCTTCAGACGAGGTGCCAGCCTGTTCTGGATATATACTTAATTTCTGCAGCAGATCATTGGCTTCCTCAACCAGAGATTCGCTCGCTTCGCTAGTGCCTTCCTTTTCCAGTGGAGCTTTCAAACTTGGAATAGTTCCTTGCTTTTCCAATTCCAGCATGTTGAACTTACTTCTGATAACCCCAGGTGTGATAGCATCTTCTTTGCGGAACTTGAGCTGTGTAAGAACGTTCATACCTGCCATAACCTGCTCAACATAGCGATATGTCCCTGGAATTTCCATAGCTCCAAAGTTGGAACCTCCACATCTGTTACAGACATAACGCGCGGGACGATCAGCAAAGGTTGCCAAGATACCACAATCCACACACCAAACAGACGGTATGGAATCAGAACTGAGACGTTCCTTCATAAATTCAGCCATCCCATGGGCTCTGGTTACCTGACCTTCCTGTTCTCCAAAGTGAATACCTCCAATACGTTTACGACCTCGAACTGCCTGTTTGGTAATCGGGTCGCGAGCATGTCCCATACCTCTCACGCGGAACTTATCGGCAGCGTGATGCTTTAATGCACTTTGATATATAGGTGCTACCATAATATCCACCCACATTTTAACTCCAGTCTTACCATTGTACAGCTGAGTTCGACCTAAGGTTGTAAACCCACCTTCCTCCAGAGTTTTAATAACTTCATAGTTTTCCAGAATAGGTTGGAATGCATCGGCACGGGTGCGAGTACCTCTAGATCCTGCAATATGGTTAGAGAGCATTTCAACCAGCATACTGGGAGTCATTCGACCTACAATTCCAGGTGTGTTAATGATCATATCGAGAACCTCACCCTTCGCCGTGAAGGGCATGTCTTCAGATGGATACAGATATGAGGCGGTGCCTTTTTGACCACACCGAGGTGAGAACTTATCACCACCAACCACATTGTGCTTTTCAACAATTTTAACTTTTACCAGTCGGTTGTTAATGTTCTCAGATGAGGTAATCATTACATCTTGAACAATACCTTCATCATCCAGATCGAGATATACGCTAGCATCATCAGGTTGGGGAAGTGTATTCAAATGCTTGATAACATTTTGGAGATCCTCCTGAAAAAGAGCTTTATAACCCGCATAGTTTAAGGCCTGTAATTCCTCCGGTGAATAATCCTTATATTCCTGTTCAAAGGAACGGAGCTTATCCTCAAATTCATAATATAGAGCACTCTGTTTCATCCACTCTCGAGCTTCACGAGCTCGCTCCTTAACATACTTCAAAGCTCCAATAATACACACACCTGCAGTGACTTTAGTGCCAGGTGCTACAATCCCATCCTCCTCTAGGAATCGGTATGGATCCTCCTTACCTTGAGCTTTCTTACCTCGATATCGAGGCGGTGGTTTATAGAAAACAGTGACCACTCCGTTTAAGTCCTCTTCCTTGGCTTCCTTGGTCTTGGTATTGTATTGCATGAGTGCTCCACGTTCTACGGTAGCCTTATTGAGGATAATAGCATCCTCAACTGTGAGACCTCCAAAGGGCATAATTCCAACCTTCAAATGTGTGCCACTTGGATACTTGTCAAAACCGATTAATGATCCCTGTTGTGTATGAACAATAGGTGCCTGACCGTAATACAGGTTCTTGGCAGAGGCATCAAACCGAATATTGGCGTTAACAGGTGCAACAGTTACTGCCTGTGTGTTAATGTTACACTGATACAGAATTCGGGGACCCTGAATTTTTTCCACATAGGGAATGGTTGCGGCACTTAACCCAAGCGCAAATGCGGAACTTAAAGCAACATGGGTATACCTGTGAATTCGAAGCAGCCGGAAATAAATATCCTCATATTTAACCAACATGGTTTTTAAGGTTGTAATGTTATCTGAGGGCATACCTTCATCATATAACCGTTTTGACATATTGGTATATTCTGTGAGCATAAATTCGGGAACTTCCATCCATTCATCTGCTAGCAGTTGAGTAACTAAATATATCTTCTGCCGAAGCACATTTCGCTGCTCCTGAGCGTCCCGATACACTTCAAGACTTGGAGCTAGAACAATACTGGCGAGCTCATGGGTATCAATATATTCAATGGCTCCATTCAGCAAAAGAGTGTTAAAATCCCATTTTTCACCTTCCAAGCGTTCAATGACAAGTTCACCGGGTCCACCCTGATCAGTCAAACTGGGTTCCACAATTAAACATGGAATATACATTCGCCCAGCTAGGGTTTTAACAATTACCGCATCTGCTTCCAAAGCAATACTCACAGTGGGTGGAATCTTTCCAGAACGACGGAACGTTCGAAGCACAGAAGTAAACATGTCACCACTGCACCATGCACGCGGACGGCCATTTAAAATCAACAGATGGGTGTTGGTTTGAGTGGCATCGCTGGAGATAATCTCTGGATATTGTGGTTGAATGATTTGTTCAATCGTTGTCCATACCAACTCATCTGGAACCTCCAGTGAAATTCTCGTTAGAGAACCCAGGTGACGGGTTAAACCGGCAGCTTCTGAATCTGGAGTGTGTGCATAACATGACATGAGCTTACTGCCTGTATTCAGGCGGGTTTGAAATTGAGCACCTTGTTTCTCCGCCGGAATCATAATTCGAGTTAAATGGGTCATTGTCGCCAATGGATTTAGGCGATTTAACTCCTCTGTTATCGCAATGGAGGAAATATGTGTACCTTTAACACTCCATTTACCGCTTCGAATAGCTGAAATCATCTGCTGAGTGATATTGGCATCACCAATTAAAGACGCCTGAACATCATTCAGAGTTGCATTTATACCAATATCCTTGGTAATAAACTTTGACCAGATCTGAGTAAATAGGGTTATGAGCATTAGTGGTGCTGATTTCACATACACATACTTCCAATCATCACGGTTGTCAATGTCAATCAAGTCATTAGCCACCAATGCTAACCGTACGAGCATACGGCATAGGAGATTGGTCTTCTCCACAAATGCATCCTTTGGAATCTGAGGGAACAATTCCTGGTATAGGTTATTCATTGCAAGATTAACAGCATCGGCTTTCCGTTCATGGATAGGGATACGCTTGGATGATTTGTCCTTGGATACCAGAATTAACTCAGGTTCTGGCTCTGAATACCCATCGTCGAAGGTAGCTTGGAGCCAGGATCGAATAATCAAATAGGCGCTCTCTCGGGTAATACCTCCTTTTAGGTTTTCGGTAGGCACAAACCTCTGTAGATATTCCAGAAGATCATCTTTATTGGTTTGTCGCAATAGTCGAAAAACAATTGCCACATTAATACCTGGATCGGTGCGTTTCTCAGTTGTATCCTCGCTGTTCAAAGAGGATGTTATCAACCGAACTGTTGGTAGACTGGTGCTGTTAGTATCTGCCTTTGCCGGTGTGAAAACCTCTAAGGTTATCTTGCGGGTGATCGCCCCGTCAAGACATGTAATGTGGTTACCCAAACGACCGCCCTTCTTTGAATTCTCCATATAGATTACATCCATATTAGGCTGGATACGGATTTGAGGAATAACCACTTTCTCACCACCTTCAATAATGAAATAACCTCCTGGATCTGTTTCCATCTGACCTGCCAAATCACTACGATAAATGGTATTGTCCAACTTTGAACCAATATATACTGGAATATGTGCAAAACACACGTTTTCAAGAGTTTTATTACCTTGACGAACCGTTACATACGCTGCTGATGAATATGTCATATTCCGATTGAACGCTTCAATAGGTAACAGATCCTCAGTTTTATTCAGTCGGTTGACTTTAGGAAGAACTAATTTTACATCCTCAAAGGTGATACTACCATTATTGGTAGGAATAACAGTAGACTCAACCAAGTTTACCATAGCATCCACAAACATACTATTGTATGTGTTTATATATGACTGTACAGGTGTGCCCTCTCTCTCAACAAATTCATTGACAAGATCGCGTGATAAATTCTGCGAACGCTGTGTCATCCTTTCTACAGACGCGAAAAATAAACAGTAATTGTTACGTATGAAAAAATATTTATAATTAAATCAATCTATTCATTTTTTTTCCTACTGAAAAATTTTCACACAATACAAATGTCGGTATATATTATCAACGATACACGATTAGGCTTAATTCAAGAAAAACAACGGGAGTTGATCAAGTTGTTTATTAATGATGATGTATTACAGCTTCTGAATAGATATCACGAGTATCCATTAGAATTTATTCCTAATACAATGTTGCAAAAACTACTTCTTCTCGCTATCAACTACTCTGCTGTATCGCAACCACTCACATCAGTTCCTACGTTAAGTGGAGCCATTTCAGTATTAACTAACACACTTACCAAGAAAAATCCACTTCTCTATGAGGTTAAGAGCGGAACTCTAACAGTATGCCTTCTTAAAACCAGTAATGACATTGAATTTACAGCAACTACGTCTGAAATCATCAATGAAGTTGTAGTAGGTTTGGTATATCTCAACAAATTAAACAGTGGGTATTTTAAGTTTATCTATGGTGCATTTGGTGGAGGTCCTCTAACAAACAAGCTTAATCTCGCACAAAGCTGTAATGGGATCAATAATGATGTGTTTTATTCCTTTGAGGAAAAGGTTGATGGTAAGGATCTTGCATCATGGTTATCCGATTATCAGGATGATACTGAATATATCAAGTTATACTACCAATTAATCAAAGCCATGGGTGAAGCTTCAAGTGTAGGTGTGAATGACTTTAATATTAATGAAGGTAACATTGTAGTCAGAGAGGTACCAGTTCAAGTCAAAATTATTGGCACTGAAAACAACTTCACTACTAACTTCATTCCATGTATTGTAAACTTTCTTCGAGCTAGCTTCACACCTCGAAAAGTTATTGCAACGGAAACTGATATAAAAAATATAAAAAATATCTTCCTATCTCGCTTAAATCTACAAGGACGTGCATATAAGTTTATCACTGAATATCCAAAACAAGGATACACCCTAACTAAGGACTTGATTCAATTAATAAATGGATAATTTCGTAGTTATTGAACATCACGATGTTTCTGATATTAATAAAAAGACATATCAAAAAGACCGTGAAACACTACTACGAAGGTTAATATTACTCTTCTTTAATCTCAGTAATGACGTTGTGGATAACATATACCTTACCGTTGATGATAATAATTTCCGAATCTCATATTCCAATATTACTGTTACCAAGGATGCTATCATTTATCCAAACGGGGTTTTATTTTTTGGAGATACCCTTAACACGATTGCAATCGATCGAATTCAAGAACTTACACATATTGACGATGCTGTTGATTTCTTTCAGAATATATCAGTATTGGCTACTGTTTTAACCGCGCCAATCTAATACCATGACAAACTCATCCTAATTAGGCTGAGTGTTAATTAATATCTACCTTATATTTGTTGCGATAACTCCCCAGTCGGGAAAAAAATAACATCAACAGTTTTTCTGCACATTAAAAAAATGTGCAGAAAACAGAAGAGTAGATGTTGCAAACAACGTCAACAAAAACCCAAATGTCACAAAAAGAAGAAGTGCAACTGTAAGCAAGAGTCCTCCAGCTCCAGCTCCAGCGTTCACATTGACTATGTATACAATCAAAAAAAGAATGATTGCGACTGTAATGTGCGAGAGGTTAGCTCCAGTGTTCACTATGGGTGTGGATGTGATTAAATTTTTTTATATAAAATCAAATGTCAGTAATTACTGGCATTAATTTGGTTATTTACCACTTAAACGTTTTAATATACTTTGTGATATCTGTGGTTTCAAGACATTTGGAAAGAGCATAAAGACACATTTCCGGTGTTTGGTTATCAATTAAACGTATCATCGTTGGGTCAAATTCAAATGCTTCGGAGATCATCTCTGGTGTTCTCACTTTACAAAACTCAATAACATAAGGGTTAATCTCAAATGCTCGTTTACACAGTTCCAAGGTTTGTTCCCGAACATATTCGATAGCATATGGACATTGTTCTATTGCCAATAGACATAATTCAGGTGTTTGAAACGTTATGAATTGTAAATTCTTCCAGTTTTGACGGATTGCATTCTGACAGAGTTCGGGAGTTTGGGGTACAAACCACTTTGATTCGAGATTATACTTCTTTATCACATTTGCGTATTTATCAGGTGTTTTAATATAAGATACACGTGCTTTCACAAGTTCATCAATTATCATGTCTAAATAATGACCAATAGTCATATCAGATGGTGGTTGGAGATGTAACCCATGTCTGGCAACAACTTGTTCATGGGTCTCGACATGAGGATCAACATCCTCCAGTGAATATTTTATATTCAGCAGATCTTGCTCAGGTGTTTCCTCGGTCATCCATGCTATCATATCAGCATTTTTTCGTATTACTGCCATACACATGTCGTGAGTTTTTCTCCTAGCATATTTGATTGCATCATGTGTGTTTTCCACTGCCTTCTCACATAGTTCCACTGTCTGCACGTAAACATACTTCAATGCCATCCCATTCTGTTCTACCGCTGCTAAACATATCTCTGGAGTTTGTTCCTTAACAAACTCCAATGCATTACCGTTTTGTTTCACAGCTATTAAACATAGTTCAGGTGTTTGTATATGGACATATTTTAATGCTAATCCATTTTGTTTTACAGCTGCTAAACACACTTCATGTGTTCTTATACAAACATATTTAAGTGCCAATCCATTTTGTTTTACAGCTGCTAAACACAACTCTGGTGTTTGTTCCTTGACAAGTTCTAAAGCCAATCCATTTCGGCTTACAGCTGTTAAACACAACTCTGGTGTTTGTTCGTAAATATATCGTAACATCAGTGGATTGTATTCTAATACTTCAGAACATAATTCAGATGTTTGCTCGCGAATAAACGGAAATACAGTTGCATCTTTTTGTATTGCCAACAGACACAATTCAGGTGTTTGCTCGTGAATATACTGAAGACTTTGCGGATGATTACTTACTGCAATACGACACAGTTCAGGTGTTTGAACCGGTACTAATCTAATGGCGACACTAAATTCAGCCACGAGCTTTCGCAATGTTTTATCATCAACTTGATAAGCCATTTTACTTTATTAATTAATAAAGTAAAATCAATAATTATAAGTGATTATTTTAAAACACATATGTCATGGGTTTAACTTTGAAAAATTAATCTTAGGAAATCCGTGCAATATACTTCAAGAGTTGATGCATTGACCCATGATAATATACATGTTCAGATTAAGCTGACAAAGAAAGGTAGTGAAAATATGTCTTGGGTCATTTCAACGAAATCAAGAACATGGTGAGGATTTTGGCAGGAAAACAAGACAAATATTGTTGAGGAAATATATTACCGTTGATATCTGGAAACAACTTTGACGTATGAGAATCAACAGGAGATGAATTCGAATCGTTTTCAAACGATAAATCAGATGATACAGTCTATACTTCGTTTAGGAAACGAATATTGAAAATATGGGGCGATCGATTAATTACTCTTAGATTTAAAAGAGATCATAAAAGCCAAAAACGGATTCAACTCGCAATCCCAAATCGAAAGATTTCAGATGTCTCAACACATTTTCAGAGGTTTGAAATGAAAAAATTTCACAGACGATAAACCTGAACAAGCTAAGTCCTTAGATAAATTTTATACAAAGGAAAGTGTGTCAAAAGATCTTGTTGATAATATTAGATCATTGAGCGAATATTCAGCATTTGTTGAACCATCTGCAGGTAATGACAGTTTTGTCAAATCATTGGAACAATTCAAGAAAGATATCCTTCCAGAAGGTTAAAATATTAAACAGGGTGATTTCCTGAAGGAAGACTTACGGCTATTGGCAATCATCCATTTGGAACCTCCTCAAATCTCGCGGTTAAGTTCTTCAATCGATGCGCTCAATATTCCAACATTGAGCTGATAGCTTTTATTCTACCATGTTCTTTTCGAAAAGATTCGGTACAGAAAACGATTAAACCATATTTTCACTGTATTGGAGATGTTAAGATGACACCGAGTTCGTTTATTTTAGCTGGTCGACCTTATGAGGTTCCATGTTGTTTAATGTTATGGGAGCGAAGAGTAGGTGCCAATGCAGGTTGAATTTTCATTATTGATGAACATAAGCTCCCGGCAAAGACGTCTCATTACTTCATTGTGCTCAATTCATGTATTGACACACAGGAGTTTCTGAATGCAGTTAACAATATTGAATGGGACCGAGATCTCTTAGCAAGAATGAGATTAACGAACTCTTCGAATGTTAGAATTTTGTGTTATTTACAGACATTCCTGTAAATAACTATTTCGAAAATGATAAAAATTTTAGTTTTAAATTTAAACCAAAATGGATCTCCTTAGTGTAATCAAAGGTGGTGATTTGAAGAAAGCAAAAGCACTGTATGATGTTCCATCTGGTATCCTGGCAATTGTGACTACTGAAATTATCAAGGACGTGATTAATCTACAGGATTATTATACCGATGATGATGTAATGTGGTTTTTCAACCGGAGAGCTAGCACCAATCCCCTTGAATACAAGGACATTATCGTGGATCTGGCTAAGCAGCATCGAGAGCAGCTGTTTCAATATGTTATTTCAACTTTAGCCAATTACGACTGTGCATTGGAAACATATCAAGATATCTTGATTGAATTGGCTGTTAATGATCTTATTGATCACATTACATTATTGTCGGAAGTGATGCGTTTTGAAACCACTACCATACTTTCTGGAAATGCTACCTCATGGGTGGACTTATTATGCAAGTATATATACAGGAAAGCTCGAGAATCGCTTAAAATGTCCAATGAAATGACCAGTAAGTATTTACAGGCTGAATTTGTAATCCGCAATTTATTTGATATGCCAGCTCGTAAAAGATTCAAATGGGAAGCCAAATATATTGTTTAAGATCTTAACATTACTGAGAAAATTTTCTCAGTAAAGCACATAATCTATCGCACAAACCATGTGTTCTTACATGTTGCACATGTTAACATCGAGCCAGTCTGTTCATCAGCTGAGCGTGCTTGAACACTACGGTCGGTAACTCGTTTACTCTTACATCTGGGACAGATATGAACAACACTTTCCGCTACTTCTACTTGATCCTCTTCAGAGGTAAACATTCGTTCATACTCTTCACGTTCAGAAACAAACAGAGGGTTATCCTGTGGATCGAGAGTATTGGTGGACATAACTTTGATTACAATCGCTTCCTTGGTTTGAATAGCTAGGGATTCATCATTAAGAATGGTAATGAGATTGTAAAGCACACTTGTTTCAAGCTCTTGGATTTGTTCTTCTAACCCATCAAGTAATGTTGCAACTTCCGGATCTGTAATAAACGCTGCCATTTTTTAATAATAATTAAATTAATTATTTCAATTGCCGTTGAACAACCTCAACAGTTGGAAATGTAATAAGTTCCCGACCTTCCTCAGGAGTTACAATCGAGGCAGATGACAGGATGTGAATGTCTGGAAAGAATCGGTGCTTCTTGGCGGCAAACATAATTCTCACAGTGTCATACCCATACAGTTTTGAGAGCTCTGCCAGGTTTTCATTACTGGTGAATGCATATTTAACCTCCTCTGGTTTCTTTGAAGCAGGATTGGGTTTTGGTGCGTGTGGAAGGATAGGTGGTGCTTTAACACCTTGAGCGATGTGAACCACTTCATAGACACTATCTGGCGCGTATGCTCCTAGTTTAGCCTTGGTGATAGGTAACCGTTCCTGCACCTCAATAACGCGATTGATATCTATCGGAGGTATCCACAATGTGCTCACGTGTTTCATGTTTTTGGTCTTACCCTCAATGAGTTCTCCAATACGCTTGGGATACATATCCGCAATTGGAGAGTCAAATCGGTATGCGATTTGGACTGCCTCGGGAAGCTTATCCTTAACCTCAATAGGCATTACAGCCATTAACTGTCCCAATGGATTAAGCTTGTAAGGTGTCACTATAGGTGGGGTGACTTCATCTGAGAATAACAGTGCATCCTCTATCAGAGGTGTGAAAAGTCGTGGATATGCATAGTTCCAATCAGGAGTAAGATGATCCTTGTAATACTGATTGATCCACAGTAAGGTTTGAAGATATTCATCTGCTGACCACTGAACCGCTTCAATCAGTTGATCATCTGTATATGGAACGTGTTCAGCAAAGAACATTCGAGATATCCACAAACCTCGAAAATTAGCTTCGTCAAATGTATCCTCATCAGTAAAGGATTCCTTAGCCAGTATAAACGGATATTCAAGAGGCTTAGTGGCGAGATCTTTAACAAACCGATATTGAGTGGCAGTTAGAGTTGTAAGAAAATCACGCCAGTTTTCAAGAATGAGTTCACCGTTTTCAAACAGCTTATGGTTCTGCAACCGAACCCAAATTTCCGGAAAGGATTCTCCAATGTCATTAATACCCGGTTGAGACGGAATAAAATCATTACCATACAGAAACATGGCGAAGATGAAATCATCTGCTTGAACATTAGCATTCTCAAGCGCCTTCTTAAGTAGATTAATATCCATTACCTTCGGTTCAGGAACTCGTTTTCTCAACTCCGGATCCCAGCGGGTTTCCGGTCGGAGATTCTTACGAACAATATATACATGTTGATATACACGTAGAGTAAGCATAATCAAATCAGCATCGGCACCCATAATCACACACTTGTCATTTGCGGGAATACTTTCCCGCAAATATGTCATCAGCTTGTGTTCACCTTCTCCACGGGTAAGATGATTGAAATACACGATCTTAGGTGCTAATTGGTAGCGGTTCTTTTGAATAAAATTCATCAAGTAGGAATTGAGCCGGAACATGACCTCTGTTGCAGGTGTGAAACTGGTGGTTGCGTCAAACCGTCTCTGACCTTCACTTTCAAACTCACCCTCGATTCTGTTCATGGCTGATTTCTTTCGACGACCTCGCTGCTGGTTCAGCTTGGCTACTGGTGCTAGCCCATCAACAGCCATAATCAATCTCTGACTGGGACGCACATCAGTAACAGCCTCAAGAATATTGGCACCGATCTGGTCGAAGATAGCTTTCTCCAGTTCCTCATCTGAAAGTTCTGCATTGCGTGCCTCGATAGCATCTATTCTATCCCTACCTTGTGTTCCCTGTCTTTCCAGAGTTTTTCTCGCATCACCATACATTAAAACCTCAGCAGCAGCATCGTGAAACATTGCGTTCAAATCAAGAAGAAGATCATCAATTGTGACATCGGATGGAAGTGTATGCAACAAAATGCTATTAAAATATCTTCGGATAACAATCCCATATAACCCGGGGACTCCCATTTTATGCGTTAAGAAAAAACAAATATTAGTTTTTTTCAATTATCGTTTAATATTATTTATTTCAAGTTAATTGAAATTTTCTTTACCAAATAACTTGAAATTATTTATTTTTTAATAAAAAAGAACGTCAATATGGAACAACCTCAAGCTAATTATTATAATTGTTCACAAACCTAGTATTCTAAAAGATATTATTTCTCCATCACAAGAACTTTATTTAGTTGAGGTTGATATCAACCCTGTGACATTGGAGTTGTGTTTGTATTGGATCTTGTTAAGGAGAAAACACCGGAGATTTGTATGGCTACTGTAAACCAAAATGTTTTTGCATTGCAATATGTTAAGGAACAAATACCGGAATTACGTTTGGCAGCGGAGGAACAAACGCATGGGTAACATTTGTATAAATCACTAAAAAAATACTCCCTCAATTGAGGGAGTAAAAATATCTATGTTGAAAACATAATGTTTATTATTTTTTTTAAGCATACCATACTGAAAAAAAAATAGATCACGAAAAACTTAAATTGTGTAATATAAATGGATGAAATACGTTCTCTCTATGGTGATGCTGGTATTTTCGCATATTATAATCGTAAAGATATCGCCACCAGTAATAATGCTATCCTAACGTGCTACACAGAACATGTGGAGAATCAAAAAAAGCCCAATCGTTATTTTCAGGTTGATCTCACTCCAATGGAACTCTTTAAACGGGTAACTTCAATACCGATTAAGAATAGATCCTTCTTTGAGGTTATTCTTGGAGAACGTAAGCAAAAACCTCATTTTGATATTGATATGGAGATCGGCAAGGAAAAGAAATATCATCACACAACGAGAATTATCAATGATGAACATGAGTTGGAAACCGCCTCTCAGGAGGTTATCAATGAGCTGTGCAATATTCTGTGTAAATATGTTACCAGAGATGATATCCAAATTTACACCAGTCATGGAAACACAAAACGAAGTTTTCACGTGATTATCAACAAGTGGTACTGCACTGATAATCACCATGCTAAGGAATTGTATTATCATGTAACTTCACATATGACTCCAACAAATGCATGTTTTCTTGATGATATGGTTTATAGTGTTATTCAACAGTTCCGACTTCTGGGTAGCTGTAAGGTCAATCAACCGAAGCGGATGAAGATTAAAATAAACCAACCATGTGATTTAACATATGAGGATCTTAAAACTAGTTTAATCAGTCACATTCCAAACACAGCAGTGTTAATGCCTCGGTTTGAAACCTCCTTGCCTGAAAGGGTAGTTTCCAATGAGTGTATACCTGATGATATTGTTGATGCTGCTCTGGAGCTTATGTCTATTAATAAGCATTTAGATCCGAAACATGCACGCTTTGACAAGATGGTTAATAACTATGTGATTCTAAGACGAACTCGAGACAGTTACTGTAATAAATGTAATATAATTCATGACAGTAATAATCCATATTTAACAATCGTTGGTGTTAGTGACACTCACTGGCGAGTATATTATTCATGTCGCAAATCCAAGGCATGGTTGCTTGGAGATGTATATTTGGAGGATGAAGTCCCTCCTGATTCTACACAGGAGAACACCACCAATGTGGAACCTAAAAAACCTGTTCAGAAGATCATTAACATTAAACAGCACCTTGAACAATTTAAGTTGAAGATACAGGAAGACGTAATCATTGGAAATACTGAACATATCGGATATATAGATGAATAAAATATTTATGATCTTCTTAATCAAGAAGATTATGTTAAAAGTTATGCTGAATGTAAAGCTATAAACCGTTTATAGCTTTTTATAGCTTTAATACTATCCTCAAGTGGATATGCACCATCACTAACAGCCTGCAGTAACAAAGGTGGAAACTCAGATTGTTGAAGACCGGCACCGTATAGATAACCACCAAGGTCATTTCCACATGTAGGGATAAGGTTTCGAACCTCGAAATTTCCGAAATATACAATCAACATCCCAACCATTTGGGGGCTTAACCGATGATTAATTGCATATTCCAGTAGGTTATCAGTTATCGGCTTGTCAAGGTCGGTATTTCGTTGTATCATCATCTCAACCACGTCTACATTTCCAAGTTCCATTGCTTTAATAATAGTTGCGGTTTTGAACCATGCTCTTGGCCGAGACGTTAAAAAATAATCCATGTTTGACACACTGGTTAAATCCAACTCTGCCATACCTTTACTATAAATGAAAAAAATATAAATGAATATTGAAGTTACCTTTAAATGGCACTGAACAAGTTTAAGAGAGTTTTACGGGAACTATGTTCCGACGTTGAAGAAGATCAGGAGTTTGACGGGATCGACATTGATATTTATATTAACGATGATGATCTGGAAAGGTTTATTACTGAGCTAAGATCATACCCATTCAATGAAAATATCACTAAGGTAAATCTAACACTAATTAATTGGAATGTATACCGGTTACGTTGTTACATCAACAGTAAAGTCTGGGATGATATCCATGAAAATCTGTTCTCACCCCAGGCTGTGTTGAAGGTAAACACTGATATTAAAAGCCACCGTAAGATTCATTCGGGTTTGGTAAAACTATGTAATTTAAACTACTGGTATTCAGATATCCTCAAATGCGTAAAGATTCTTCAAAATGACACAATTATTACTACCACACACATACCTGAAGACATCTCAGAAGATACTCATATTGATGTGCACTATATATTTGAGCAGATATCATCTCAACACCTGAATGGTATACTTAACACCTTGGAGTTAATCATGTGTATGGAACACGTAATTGTTACTGGTAACTACATTGGAGCTCGAAATATTACATTTATACATCCTACAATTATAGATATCTCAAAAGTGGATGATATATGCTATATAGGTTCCAATAAATATGATGAATCAACATTAAACTCCATGATACGCCAAATGCCAACATATTCAGTAATTAAAACAAAGAACGTACCGCTCATCTATGAACTAATTCTGAACGCTCAAGGAGTAATCGGTTCCATCTTCGATGACCACATTTATTATTCACTACCTACTGATATCAGTATTTTCAATAACCAAATTTGGGGTGCTATCGATATTTCAAATTTGAAACACAAGCGTGCCTTCATACGAAGCTATCGCAAGTATGGCTTTTCAAAACCCTATCGATATATCGATCCTCTTGTGTATGTGCCCTTATATACATATGATGAATGGTTACTCTTTCGAAGTATATACACTGAAATGCTCGATAGAGAAACCGAAGATCCTCACATGTTTCTCACTAACGATGTAGTATTCGCTCGAAAAATAATGTTACGGTATCCAAGTGCAGATGTTTTGGTCACTCCTGATTATTACCTGTTCATAACTGATGAGGCGGTCAACACTGATAATGTTGATTTGGAAGATAAAACAGATCTAATATTAGGTCTTAATCTAAAGAATGATTATGATATGATCATGTGCGATACCATAAACAATGCCTCCATTGAAGATATTGCTTTGGGTGTTAACATTGGTGGCTTCTTTTTTCGACACAAGGAAGCTCTGAAAATCTTTAAGGATCCAATCACCCGGCAATCTATTTCACGAGACACATACATTCATATCTCAACTGCTCCATTTAACCACTTTAACACCGGTCTTGTGTGGAGACATCTTACACATATGAATATTCCTTATAAACTCAAGTTGGATTCGTATTTCTCCTCGGAATATGTGCGTGTGGAAATAACGATGTTATCAACCAGTATATACTTTCGAATGCCTACTTTTATATTTGAAAGTGGTCTATTTCGAAAATTATTCAGGGGAGGTTATGTGTTTCCAGAAAGCACTATGATATTTCTTAATCGCAATTCCATCATTGCCAATACACAAATGGATGTACATTTCCGTCAACTCATTGAAGATGAGTCAAACCTGGATTATCTTAAATGGTTAATCGAATAAATAAAAATTTTAAACGTTTAATTAAACGTTTCAAAGACATGCTTATATTTCTTACAGTTCTTCTAATCATACTGTCATTGTGTATTCTCTTCCTCAGTGACTTTGAATGGGTTTACTTTTGCCAGAATATGTATCTCGTCTTTTATTTAATCAAACGAACCTGGGAAATATGTGACACAGATCCTAATTTCATAACCAATCTATATTCACTATTACAGCGAGCAATCGTCATTGCTCATAAACGTAACTTCAGGCCTTCATTTACATTCCAAAATATACTTCTAGTCATGCATAATTTTGTTACAGTAGCTTCAGATCCTAAGCTGATGAACACATACCTGAGCTACTCAGGATAACAGCGTGAATTCAACTCGATGATGATGATGATGATGTCGGAGATTCCGGTATGAATGTAAATGGATTTAAACGCTGTTTTGCAAAGTATGTTCCCGTATATTTATTAATTGAGTATGGACACATCTTGGAAAGACATGTGCGCCCACCAGTGTTATCGAGCAAGGTCTGATATAATTTAATACTCTCATCAATGGACAGGTTTTGAATCTGTGGATAGTAATACAGAACAATCTGTGGATATTCATATATACTTCCCAGATGGGTGTAAATATACCTAAGCCAATCAGGTCTCACTACAGGTGGCTCTGGAGCCAATGGTAAGTTATTTTCCACCATCTGTTCCGCAGTTATATTCTTGATGATATTATTTACACTCGGAGTTAATCCCAATAAATTAATATCCAAGGTTGAATACTTCCAATAGCCCGTAACCATTTCATCGATATCTACTGCAGAATCCCATACCGATGTATTTAAGATGTTTCCATTAAAAATCATCAATAGATGGTTGATATCAGTATACATGGGTTTTGTCAGCTTAATACTACCAATACCTGCAAGACAATCAGCAATGTATAAAGATGCGAGAGCTAATGAAGGTGTAGCTTCCAAACCAGATATATACAGATTATGTGCAGCTAAACACACTACCCGACTTGAAACATTACCTTCAGCACCTATTTTCAATATATATGTAAGAATATCCTTAGGTACAGGAAAGATCGTTTCTGGAATCTGATACATGTTAATATCTCCATGTATTTCAGTAAGGTTATACTTGCTAAGGATCTCCCGAACTGTTAACCGGTCTGTGTATGGAAATTTAAGACATTCCTGAATAATTCCCTGAAAAGTATCTTCGTCAATAAACTCTAAAGTCTTACCTAATGCATACAGTTCTGTCCGTATGGAATTATATTCACCACCCATTGCTTGAGGGTCGAAAAACCCCTTAGTATATACCGGTCTTTGAAAGTAAACATCCTTAGCACCTCGAATACCCACTGTTGATAATCCAAAATCTATCAACCGAGCGTACCCCTCTCGAATAATAATATTCGTTGGCTTAATATCATTGTGAATAATCTCATTATCTCCAAGAAAACATAAGCAACTTAGAATATGTGTTAAAATCATCCGATCTGTAATAAGATTATTATAATATGCAGATTGCAGTTGAACACCTCGTTCAATAACCAAATACAGATCCGTATCTGAAATTGACCACGCTATCAATCTACACATACCTGGATGGTGAAAGCGTTGATAACACGCTAACTCCGGAATAAAATTCTCATATCCAACTGAGTTTATCTTCTGCACCTTCACCACCACATCCTTGCTGGCATAAACATTTCCATAAGCTCCCTTACCAAGCACATTCTCATATGGGTATTGTTGCTTTAATAGATCATGTCGAACATACATTTACTATCCACACAGAGGTATTTAAGTTCCTCCTCATTATTTCCAATATCTGTATGTGATTTTTTTCCACTGCCGTAAAGAAAAATGAGCGAACGATTAAACTACTGTCTTATTGGTGATGTTAATGTCGGTAAAACATGTTTAATGCTCAAATATACACAGGGTATGTTTTACGATAAGTATCATTCAACTGTAGGAGTTGACTTCGGAACCAAACTCATACGAAGAGGTGGAAGAGATATCAGGTTGAATATTTGGGATACCGCTGGACAGGAAAAATACAATTCGATATCTCGAGCATATTATCGTATGTGTGATATCGCAATTTTTGTGTTTGACATAACCAATGTAGAATCCTTCCAGAATTTACAGAAATGGTATGACCAGGTTATTGAACACAATACTAAACCATTATTAGGTATTATTGTCGGCAATAAGAATGATCTTTATCCACATCAAGTATCACATATAGATATTGATGCCTTCATTAAACAAACAGATTTTGAGTATGTTCAAATTTCAATCAAGAATAATGATGTTAGTGAAATATTTGACCGAAGTCTCGATGTCTACTTCAACAGTAAAATCCAGACAAGTGATAACCCCATACATGTTCTAAAAGAACGAAACAGCTGCTGCTGGTGAAAAAATATTGTGTAAGTTTTTCCTCTTCGGTAAATGAATCCACTCATCCAAGCCGTTCAAAATGTTGATCTTGAACTGGTACTTAAACTCCTCCAGAATAACTATGATCCGCAAGTAGATCACAATCAACCACTACTCAGTGCATGTCAAGGAGGTGGTATTCAATCACGAGAAATAATTCAAGCACTGGTTAAATATGGTGCTGATGTTCACGCCAGAAATGATCTGGCACTTTCCCTAGCGATACAATATCGAGATATCGACAAGATTCACCTACTTCTTAATTTGGGTGAGCAAGGACATATCTATCCATTTGATCAAGGATTCTTTCTGGAGAAGTTCTATAAGATCAAAGTTAACTACGGGGTTTATCAACAACAATAAACAAGAGAATAGTGAGGTGATTATCTCACTATGAAAAGAAGATGTGGTGTTGAAGTGTAGCTAATGTTGATATTTCAAACTTTATCACTGGTTGGAGATATATGTTATTTCTTGTTAATAGTAGTATAAGAAGTATATTCAACAAGAACATCTTTTTGCAAAAAGTACAAAAGTGTGTAAACATAAACCCTACTTGAAAATTTTTCCACTACTTATTTTTGCAAAAAAAAACATCTTCTTCTTTTTGATAGTATAGTACTTCTT